CACTATCATTGTTAAATCCTGAAATATTAATATTCCCCTTAGTTAATTTTTTCTGTGCGTTAGCATTATCAATTACAGCAAAAAAATCACCATCTGTATCTGCTGTAGAAGTTGCAAGTTCTGATAAATCTACGTTTAATGTAACAGTACCTGAAGTTCCACCACCATCTAATAATGTACCTGCTGTAACTCCTGTGATGTCACCAACGTTAATAGAACCACCTAACGATGTAGATGTTCCATTAATTGTAATTGCACTATTTGCTAAAGATCCATTTGGAATAGAACTTAATCTAGCATTTGGAACTGTTCCAGAATCTAAATTTGAAGCATTTAAAGAAGATCCGTCAATGAATCCACTATCATTATTAAAACCTGAAATAGCAATATTGCCTTTTGTTAATTTTTTTTGAGCATTAGCACTATCAACAACAGCAAAAAAATCTCCATCAGCGTCTGATGTAGATGTAGTTAATTCTGAAAGATCAACATCTATTTGATCTGCTTGAACATCAATTAAGTTTCCAGGTCCAATGTTTAATGTAACATCTCCAGAAGATCCACCACCTGTTAAACCATCACCTGCCGTTACTGCTGTAATATCTGCAGTAATAGTTTTGTAAGTTTGGTCCCCTGCTAAAAAAGTTGTAGATGAAGCTGTTCCTGTTCCTAGTCTTGCAGTTGGAACTAGATTAGTTGCTAAATTAGCTGCATCTAAATTTGTTAATGCACTTCCGTTAAGTGCAGGTAAAGTTGCTGGGAATCTTGCATCAGGAACTGTTCCCGAAGCTAAATTATCTGCATTTAAATTTGTTAAATTACTTCCATTGTTTGCAGAAATGTTTCCACTTGAATCTAGTATGACTGATTTTGATGCAGGAAGAGTTACAAATACATTTTTAGTACCAGAAGAAAAATCTACTGCACTATCAGAATTTGATGATGATATAATTGTAGTTCTCGCAAGAGTATCTGGTGTACCATCGGTTACAGTACCTAAACCTACTTCAAACTCACCATTGTTAGTATTAACAATCGCATAGTAAGTTGTGTTACTATTACCAATACCAGCTACAAATGTTTCAAAACCTGTTACTGCTCCTGCAAGAGAAAAGGTACCCGTACCAGTAGTGGTAGAGGTTTCTTTAACTCTATCATTAACGACTAATGCCATTTAAAACTCCTATTATCCAGAGATTCTTAATATAGCCGCTGAAGTAGTTGCTGCTGGAAACTGTACTGTGAAAGTTCCTGATGTAGCTGTTTTATCTGCTCCAAAATCTAAAACTGCAACCGCTGCATTAGTAACTGCAGAAGATGTGTTATAGATTAATGCACCTCTAGCTGTCAACGTTACACCTGTGAAAGATAAATCTGCGAAGTCAACGAATGCAACACCTTTACCTGTTCCGGTTCCAATATTTGCACTTTGACCTGTTAAATTGCTTCCACCTGCTGTGTACTGACCACTGTTAGCAACTTCATTAGTTGCACTGTAGGCAGTAGTTGTTGAGTTTAGAGTTGCTGAAGAAGTGTAAAGAGCTAGTTTAAAAACGTCACCACCAGAGTTTTTGAAATTTGCATCTCCCTCTAATAGTTGTTTTTTAAACGCATTTGCAATTGCTTGTGTTATAGCCATAATTTATCTCCTTATTTGCCTCCGACTCGAGGAACACCTGATTGATATTCATCTCGTCTTCGTCTTCCCATTTGTTCTATAGAGAAGCCTTCAACTACTTGTTTATACTTTCCTTCGTATAATTGCAAGAGATCATTTGGCCCCTTTAAAAAAGAAAATGCTTCAACTAAGCATGCATACAATAGTCCGTTGGGAAAATACTTACTGATGTATGTTGTCGTATTTGTAGCAGATAAACCAGGGTCTTTCAAGATATAGTTTAACTGAATTTCATAAGTTGAGCTAGGTGTAGGAGCTAAAACAATAGTGTCTTTATCCCACATACTGTAATATTTTGGTTCTCCAGTAGCACCGGTTGAATTATATTCAGACATAAAACTTGTGTCTCTATATTCTAAAAAATTTCTAGTTCCACCTGCTCCACCATCAACAATTTGTGCAGATCTAACAATTAATAAATCAGCGGGCATATCAATAAATCTTTGTGACGCAATTAAATTAGCTGTTGCATATCTTTTGTTATTATCAGAATCTACATCTCTAAATATTCTAAATTCTGCATCACTAATAATTCCATCAACGATAGTAGATGTTAAAACATTTGAATCTACTTCTGTGTAATCTCTAATTTTTTGTACTAATTCTGCGTATGTCATTATGGTGTTAATGTAACTGGACCAGCGGTCACAGTCATTCCTCCTGAGTCTCCTGTTAATGTTGCATTACTTCCGCAATCAAAACTATAACTATTTGTATCTATAACTGTTATACTAAATCCTGAAGTATTTTCAAACACTGAATAAGCTAATCCTCCTGGACTTCCATCTACATTTCTAAATACAACAGTGTTACCTGTAGATCTTTTATGATTAAGTTCTGTGACAGTTACAATGCTTGATCCTGAAGTAAAATTAAATGGGTTACTTGATAATAAACTTTCCGTTGCAGGTTCAACCCTAGCCGGTCTTGCAAATTGTAAACCTTGTGGATCAGCAACAGTTGGTTTAGGTTCTAATTGTGGTTGCTTAGGTTCAAATTCAGATGTGTGTACACGTGATCCATTCCATTCAACAACCATTTCTTTGTATGGAAAAGCCATACCTGATCTGTCTGAAATAAATTGTGCATATTTTCCGTTTGATCTAGACATTTGGATAATAAGTTTTAGGGGTTATAAATGTACTAGAAGAAGAACCATCTTCCTCTAATGCTCTTTTTAATTCATCTTCATAAAGTAGTTTCATTTGTTGAACTAATTCTGGTTTAAATTTTTGTGATAAATAATATGCAAGTCCTGATACCATACAAGGTACAAATCTATATGGTACATCTGCGTTGTTTGTGTAGGCCCCTGCATCCTGAATCCGGCTAACATAATAATAGTTAAGCAGGTTTCCGGCTTCAGTGGATCCTGGAGTTAAATATAAAGTGATAGTTACTTTATCAATAAATCTTTGTACAAAATATTGTGTTGGAGTTCCTTCTTGTGTTTTAGAAGATAGACCTTGGTAATTAGATCTATTAATTTTTGTTAAAGAAAAATCAACACCTGAAGAATTTCTATAAACAGCTTCTAGAATATCATCTACACCATAAACAGCTGTTGCATCTGATGTACCATCAGCAGTTGATCTATACATTGTATATTCTGATTGACCATCAACTAATGTAATTGAATTATTTTTTACTTCCCAAAAATGCAAACCTCTATTGCCCCATTCTTGAAACATTATGTTTAAAGAACGTCTAGCTGTTTTTATATCGTTACCTGAATAATCAAATCTACCTATTCTTTCATAGGCTTCAGTGATTACATCATCAATATAAAAACCTGATTCAAAGGTTGTAGTTCCGGAAGTTGCCATTCAGCCTCCTACTTATCTATAAGTAATGTTGCGCCTTCAATATTTGTAATAGTAGAAACTTTCATTCCTCCAGGAAATAAAATTCCATCTTCTGGAATATTAAATGCAAAGACATCTCCCGTTGGACAGTCTCCTTGGAATAAAGTTGTACTATCAGTATTGTCTTGTAAGATTATTGAACCTGCACCGCCACCATCTGAAGCAAGAATAAGTCCTCTTAATCTTGTTCTTCCAGCGAAGACAGCACCCGTACCAGAAACTCTTACCGCTTTTACGTCTGATTTCATATTTTATTTTCTCCTAAAATTTAAGAGCTCCCGAAGGAGCTCTATAATTAATTATGCTACTGCAGCACCTGTAGTAACATCTACAAAATTAGTGCCATTACCGAAGCAAAGAGATCCTGTTAAAGATGCACCTGTTGCGTCAGAAACATAGATTAATAAACCTGCTGTTGCTGTAGGTAAAGTTGCTAATGTGAAAGTAGGAACAATAAAACCATTATCTGATAATACTGGTCCACTAAATGTAGTATTTGCCATAGTATCCTCCTAGTTATTTCTACATAGTCTCTAGGCCGTCGACTATACTCGTCTATGTAGAATTAATTTATGTATAGTGATTAATTTATATACTAGATTTGTATAGAGTGCAAGAGATCCCTAGGAATGATTGACGTTTTCAATAATGTCTAAGTTCTAATTAACCAGCGAAAAGGTGAACTTCACCATCTCTAGGATTATTGTGAACTTGTGCTTCTTGTTCTCTGATGATTGATCTAATTACTCTTTTGATCTCATCACCTAGAACAGACATTTCTGGTGTTATTTTTCCTTTGTTCTCAAGAAATAACTCGTTCCAATTAGACTCGAGTTTCAGTTTCTTTGCGAACAGTACCATGTTGTCCTGAGCCATTTGTAACCTCCTCATAGGTTATATAAAAATCATTTGCAGTACTAGTGTATTGCATATCATTTTGTTCCCATTTTATATCAGATTTTCCTAAAAAGTCAATAATGGGTTTATTTAGCTCATCCGCATTATTTATCTCTTTTTCACTTTCTATTTCAAATTTAGTTTGAAGATGTTTTGTAAATATTTTTATTAAGTATTTGTATTGAGTCATTTTTTCTTTCTATATTTTAAATGAGGCGGGATTGTGTCCCGCCTCAAGTTTATTAATTATTATGCACCTGGTGATGCAAAAATACCTCTAAAGTCAGATACACCAAATGAGTATCTTTCTCTAGCTTTGTATCTTACGTTACCAGTATCGAAGTCACCTTCCATAGCAGTTTTAATAGCTGCTCTTTCAAAGTACTTCATACCATTAGGCACGTCAGTGATAATGTAAAATGCATCTGGATCAGTTAAGAAATTGTTCACTCTGTAACCTTGAGGAACCATTCCCATAGAAACGATTGCATTGATGTCATTATCAGCAGTACCAACTCTACCTTGAGACTTCATAAGTCTTTCAGCAGTGAACTGAAGTTCAGAAGGGATAATCATTTTAACACCTCTTGCTGCGATTTTTAGACCTCTTTCGTCTGTCATCGCATTGATGTCAATTAATGATTGCTCTAATGAAGTTTCGTTCAAGTCGGCAGCCGTTGCTAATGTGTTAGATACAGTTCCACTAATAGTTGGGTGAGTAGTTGCAAATAATGCAGAACCATCACCTGAAGTGAATGTACCAAAACCATTAACTAATGGGTTAACCGCTTTAACTTGTTTTGTGTTCGCCATAGATCTAGCTAGTGCTTTAGTATATCTACTGCCAAGTCTGTCGTATAGGTTATCTTCAACCGCTTCTTCAGTGATTGAAAATGCTAAAGCTACAGTCTCGTGAGAGTATCTAGCAGTGTAAGTCTCTTGAGCATTGTCAAAAGTTACACCAGAACCCTCAGCTTTTGTCTGTGCTTGAGCAAAACCTGATAACATAACTTCTTCTTCAAACGCTCTGTCTGAAGACTCAGTAGTATATATTTCAGCATGCTGATTTTCATAACGTTTATATTCCAGACCGAATAAAGCATTCAAACCTGGCTCTAGTTCTTTAACTAGTTGTCCTCGTGATATCGCCATAATTATTCTCCTTATATTCCGGCTGTTTGTTTCAAGAAATGTTCATTGATCGTTACGACCCAATTCACATTTGCTGCTGATATATCATTATTTGCAGGATCTTTAGAAACACCGATAACCTTTAATTGACCATCAGTAGTTGCTAGATCTGCATCATCTAATTCAACTTTTGAAACGTAGTTAGGTGAACTTCCTGCTGCATACGCGATATTAGCTACATTACCAATATCAGTTTGTGCAGAAGCACCTGTGTTATTTGATTGAACCTCAAATCTTTCATAAGGGTCGTCACTTACGAATCCAACAATGTCAGTTGCAGTGTTAGATGCAGCTAAGTGATTAGCCCATGTAGGTTTTGAAGTTGAAGCGTCAGTATAGAATACACCGTTTAGTGAGCCTAATAAAACGTCTCCCGCTGCTGCTACACCAATAGTTCCAGTAGCTAACATTTCCACTGGATCTCCTTGATAAATAGCTGTTGCAGAAGCTGCAATATCATATTCACTTAAACCTTGATTGTCTCTATTCTGTCCGACTTTACCAATTGCTTTCAAACCGAAAGCGGCGTCTTTATTTGCCATAGTATTTGTCCTCCTTAGACATGTTTAGTTTAAGTGTACTTTGTTGGCTTAGAAATTCTTTAATTAGGATTTCTTGCTACCACCAAAAGTTACACGCGTTTGCCTATCAATATTGATTGGCATACTTGGGTGCTGTTCCTTCATTAAATCGTTGTCAACTGCTTCAACGTTATCCTGAGCTTGTTTTGTATAATAGTCGGTACGTTGTTTTGCGATTTCTTCCGGTACCCTTGCCAGCACAAGGCCACCAACTCCGATCACTCCCTTATATTTACCGTCTTCCACTTGTGGATAATCAGAATCTGGATATTCATCAGATCTAACTAATTCGTATCCTGATCTTATTCTTCCAGCGACATTCTTAGTGTCGTGAAATCCTAAGGTTTCTGCTCTAATCCATCTGTGCGTAAAACCTGCCGGTGCAGGGGGTGCATCTAAACTTGATGGTGGAGACCAAACTTTTTTTTGAGCTGTTTTTTCTCTAGTTTGACTCGCACGCGAGGTTCTTTTGTCATTATTATTTTCCATATGCTTATCCCTCCTTCGTGATATTTAATTGTTTCGCATATTCTTCTAGCGGCACTCCTAATTTTTTAGCTATTGCTACTTGTGATGAAGTGAGTCTCACAGTTTTGCGACCAGATTTAGTACTTCTTTTTGCAGATGCAACTGTCTGTACAGGTTTGGCCGTTTCCACCTTTTGTTCATTATTAACAAATTTATGGGGAAATTCAAGTCTTATTCTTTTATCTATTTCAGAATAATAATCATCAGATTGAGGATCAAAACCTTCCTCTTCTGTTAGTTTTTTGTGTAAATCAAAAGCAGTATAGGTCATAGCGCTATCCCTACCAAACCATGTGTTTTTCTCTGCCCATGATGAAGCTTTAGGATCAGGTGTTCCTTGTGCTACTTCTTGTCTGTTTAAATTAACTTGAGGTTCTTTAACCTCAGTTTCTTTAACTTTACTTTCCTGTTCTTGATTTGCTTTAGCTTCTAAAAATCTAGCTTGTTTATAACCTAGTTCAGAAATCATAGTCTGAGCTTCTACTTCAGCATTGATGTCTCCTGCTTCTCTAGCAGCAGCTAATCTTGCTTTTGCAGATTCTAATCCAGATACAATAGATTCTTCTGTAGACTTTAAAAATCCAGGTTCTAACTTCGAAAGTTTTTCGTCAGCTTTTTTCTTGTCCAACATAACTCTTTCAGCATAAGTTAAAGCCTCTTCTTTTTGTCTCTCAGCTTCTCTCCATTTTTTAGTAAGCTTTGCTATTCTTTTTTGAACACCTTCAGAATATTGTTTTAATTCATCTTCTTCTTTTGGTGTTTCTTGTGAAACATTTTCTTCTAATTTAATCTCACGTTCATTTTCATGAGTTTTATCTTCAGGTATTGTTTCGTCTACAACAGGTCTTACAGTCGGCTCTTCTTTTATTTCCGGCTGTTCAATTTCTGTTTGATCTTTTTCTTCAGCGATATCAACATCCATTGATGGACCAGTTGTATCTATATCTACTGTTTTGTTTTCTTCTTGTTGCATAGTTTCCTCCTATGTTTATTAATATTGATGAAGTATATCTTCGGGATTATCGATGGTTGCTAAAACTTCATCATCATTTAGCAATCTTACTTCCCCACCATCTATCTGGATTCTTGATCCAGCGTATTTTGCAAAAATTATCCAGTCGCCTTTTTTACACCAGGCTCCTTCAGGAAATTTTTCTTTGTCATAACAATGTGGTCCCATAGCAAGAACTAATCCACAAGTAGAACCTACTTGTTGTCTCTCTAGTGTATCTTGTCCAAGGTATAATCCACCTTTAGTTTTTTCTGGCATTTTAAATGGCAGAACAACTAATCTCCAACCGGTTGGTTGAGGTAATTTATTTGATTCTTTTTTCTTTAAACGTTCGTAACCATCTACTTCTTTTTGATGAGCATCTTGGTTTTGTTTTTCGTATTTATCTAATAATGCCGATTTAGTCTTCGGATTGTCCGAAGTCGACGACGTTGTCTGGTCTTTCACTATCATTTTTTTCCTCCTTAGGATTTAGCAGGTTTGATATTTCCTGTGATATTCTTAAATAGGCATGTGCCTGTCCCATCATATACTTGTATTTTTCCATATTGTCAACACCTCCACCAATCATATT